GAAGATATGCACGTAAGGATGATGTGAAAGATGATATGCACAATCTTATGGATGCACTCAAAAGATTAGAAGATAAGTTGGATAAGATACTGATGGGAAGTAGATAACATGGCAATGTTCACAGGCTTTAAGCCACAAGGAATGCAGAAGATAGCTAATAGGCTTGGTTACAGTGGTGACATGGTAAACTTTGATAGCTACCTGCAACAAAACCCTGAAAAGCAAAGACAGATGATTGTCTATGAAGATGCTGCACGAAAGATGGCAGAGGGTGGTGTGGTACGTAACTTTCAACAGGGTGGGTTTAATCCATTTCAAGTTGGTACACAAGCAGTTGTATATGGTCCTGATGGACAACAATATGGCAACTCTATGATTGCCGAAAGAGCAGGTGTTACTGATGTTAGTTATACGCAACCTGACCGAAGACCTTTTAATGTTCCTGTAGGTGGTGATGTAGCATTTGGTGGTGCTCCTGTAGGTAGACCTTCAGATATGGAACAATTTCCTATAGCTGACTTTCAGCCTATGCCACAACAAGTGGACACTCCCACAGGACTACCTGCAGATGGTCCTTTAAAATTTCAACAAGGTATAAGTATTCAACCCGGGTTAGGGGGTGGTGACTATTCTACTTTTGTTAAAGACCCAAGAAATGAAATGCTTGGACTTGATGAATATGGTCGGAATATGGAGGATATGTCAACCATATCACCGGGATTTAGAGAGGCTCAAAAAGGAAAATTTACAGGAACTGTTACTGCTGATGTAGGTGGTGGTAGTGGTCCAACGACATTATTAACATATCAGGACAGAGAACGACAAAGACAACAAGCAGAAGAAGAAAGAAAAAGAGCAAATAACTTTGGTCTACCACAATCCTATATTGACACCAATTACAAAACTAATGATGGCACTAAATTTATACCACCTTTTGAGCCAAATATCAGTCCTCTTAAACTTTATCCTACAGAAGAAAGTTATCGTAACTATATAGCAAATCAAGTAGATGAACAGGTTAGGCAGACAGAAGAAAGAAGAAAAACGTTAGAGGCTTCAGGTTATGTTGAAAATGCACCTGATGAACGTGGTTATATATATTATACTAAACCGGGCAGTAATGTTCGTATAGGTATGCCACCTAGAATAGCTGATTTAAATGCGTTTAAGCAACAAAGAATACAAGAGAGCTTACAACAGAGACAAGAAAGAATAGACGAGGCAGCAAAATACGGAGATGAAAGATTAGCATTTGGAGAAAGGTTTGGTAGAGGACCTGAAGATATAGCTAGAAGCATAACTAGTGCAAAACAAGGATTACAAGAACGAAATAATAGATTGGTAGGAATAGGTTTACAGCCTATAGATTCTGCCTACTATGACTCACCAGAGTATAGATATTATTTAGAAAATGAAAGTATGGTTAGTATGCCTGCAAGTGGTTTCAGTAAATACTTTGGTCCAACATCCCAACAAGACCCCACTGGTGGTGCAGAAAAGGCATATGAGGCTTATTTAAAAAGAACAGGCAAGGAATCTATAATACAAAATGCCAATAGAATACGAAAAAGTCTTGGTAATAACCCTCCTATGTTTACGCAAGATAGATTACTTATTGACCCAAACAATCCTCCATCAGATGATAATATAAAACCTGCTGATAGACAAAATCCAATTACAGGAGGTGCAATGACCACAAGATTAGGAACTCAACCAATACCAACACAATCAATATCAAGTGATTCTGATATAACAGATGTAACGGCACAAAGACTATCTTCACCGGGGTTACCTCAAGGCACAGAAATACAAGGTGTTGGCATAGGTCAGGAGCAAGGTCAATTTATACCTACTGACCAAGGACAAGTATCAGGTAGTGTTGCTGTACCAACAGCACAAGCCACAACAACAATGGCAAAACTTCCGGTAGCCACCGATGCTAATTTGATGTATCCTGTAGGAACTACAGACGCTATTAATACAACTTTAAATGCTACACAGGCTGCCCAAACAAATCCTGCAGACCAACGTGCTCAAATAACTGCAGCACAACAAACTGCATCAAGTGTTGGTAACTTACAAGCTGCTCAAGGTAATGCTACTTTATTAAATAATCCTGTACAAAGACAGATACAATCAGGAGAGTTGGTTAGTGGTGTAGCTAATGCTCAAACAGCATCAGCATTTACTGAACAGATACAGGCAGCAACAGCTAGTCCAAGTGAGAAGGCAACTGTTCAAGGGCAACTCGCATCTCTATATGCTAACTTTGATGCCACCAATCCCCCTGCATGGGCAGCAGGTGCTCTTAGGAGTGTACAATCAGTTATGCAACAAAGAGGTTTGGGTGCTTCTTCTATTGCTGCTCAAGCAATGGTGCAAGGTGCATTAGAATCAGCCTTACCTATAGCACAGGCAGATGCTAGGACTGTAGCTTCATTTGAAGCACAAAACTTGTCTAATAGACAACAACGTGCTATGTTATCTGCTCAACAAAGAGCCACATTTATAGGTCAGGAATTTGACCAAGCCTTCCAAGCTAGAGTACAGAATGCTTCTAGAATAGCAGACGTAGCTAATACAAACTTTAATGCAGACCAACAGATAGCTTTAGAGAATAGTCGTATAGCTAATACTATGAATCTACAAAATCTATCTAATAATCAGGCTTTGGTTATAGCTGAAGCATCTGCACTAGCAAATATGGATTTATCTAATTTAAACAACAGACAACAGGCTGCAGTACAAAATGCACAAACATTCTTACAACAAGACATGGCTAATTTAAGCAATCAACAGCAAGTAGAATTGTTTAAGGCACAACAAAGAGTACAAAGTTTGTTTACAGACCAAGCTGCTCAAAATGCAAGTAGACAATTTAATGCTTCTAGTCAAAATCAAGTAGACCAATTCTTTGCTAACTTAATTACACAAGCAGGACAGTTTAATGCGACACAAGCAAACGCACAATCACAATATAATGCAGGACAGAGAAACGTATTAGAAAGATTTAACGCAGAGTTAAACAATCAAAGAGATACTTTTAATGCACAGAATAGATTAGTGATTGACCAAAACAATGCACAGTGGAGAAGACAGATAGCGACTGCTGATACTGCTACAACTAACAGAATTAACGAATTAAATGCTAACAATTTATTGGGCATATCAAATCTAGCTTATAATAATTTGTGGCAATACTATTCTGATACTATGGAATGGGCATGGACATCTGCTGAAAATGAACTTAACAGATATGCTGATATGTCTATTGCTAACCTAAATGCTGATACGCAAAGTGAAGTAGCCAAACGTGGTGCTGAAACTTCTGCAGGTAGTGCCATTGGTAGTTTGATTGGTACATTAGGTAGTGCTTATATAGCATCATCTTTTTGTTGGGTAGCAAGAGAGGTATATGGAAAAGGCAATCCTAGTTGGTTTGTATTCCGTATGTGGATAAAGTATAAAGCACCTAAATGGTTTAACAAATTATATGAAAAGCATGGAAAAGCATATGCTAGTTATATAAGTAACAAGCCTAAACTAAAATGGCTTACTAAAAAGTTTATGGACTTTGTGATAAACAATGAAAGGTTAGTGTCTTATGCCTGAAATTAATCCTGCAATTAGATTATACAGAAACTTAAAAGTAGAAGAGGGTGAGGATACAGATGTCAAAGCCACACGTGGATTATTAGCTCGTAGTCAACCTGACAAAGCTAGAAAAGAATCAGGGGTAGATAACCCATCAGAACGTGTAGCTAAACACGTATCTATATTGCGTAGAAAAATACAAGAGATAAGAGAAAATGACGGAACTGAATCAACCACTGCTTGATGGTCCTATTGCAGGTCAATCATTAACAGCAGAAGTAAATGGAAGACCTTGGTTAAACCCACCACAATATTCAACAGTAGATGAAACAATAGAATATTATCTAGAAAGAATGTCTTCTGAAGAATTTACTGACCAACTTGTAGACGTGCTAGAGATGGGTGTGCCTGTTACAACATTAGCCAACACAATACAGCTAGGCAGTGTTATGGATGGTGTTCATAGTGTTGACATAGGTATGCTAGTCATGCCTTTCATTATGGAAATGATTATGCTTGTGGGTGAAAGTTCAGGTGTCAAGTATGACAGTGGTATGGAGAATCCAAACAAAGGCAAAACAAGAGATACATTATTAAAAAGTGTAAGAGCAGAGTTAGAAACAAAGATGAATCAAAAAGAAGGTATGTTGTATGATGAGGATGAAAAAAATATAAATGAAGAAGAGTCTATGGAAATGCCTCAAGAAATTTTGCAAGAAGAGCCTATGGGATTAATGACTAGGAGAGAACAATGAGTTTTATCGCAGGATTTGCAACAGGGTTAGCTAAGAGTGTAGATGAAAATTTAAAGAAGAGTATGGAACGTACCCAAGAGAGAATTGATGGTATGGCACAGTATCGTGTTACTCGTAGACGAACAGCTTTAGAGAGACAAGATAAAGAAAAAGATGAGTTGAGAGACAGTATTATGAAGTTGGCTAGTTTAGTGGGCAACGATACAACTAAAGCCATACAAATGTATCAAGCTGCAGGTAACAATATTACAGATGCTAATAAATTTTATGATGTGGCTATGAAAAGTCAAAGAGCTTTAGGAGATGATTTTGATATTAACAAGGCTATAGAATTTGCAAGTGTTAATGCTCCTGAAGGAGTTAGTCCATCAGACTTTTTAAATAATTTTATTGATGGCTCAGTTAAAGAAATTAAACCTTTACCTGCTAAAGACAGTGATGTTGCAAGTGGTTTGTATGGTGCATTATTTAAACCAAAAATAGGGGAACAGATAATGAAACAAACAGATGCTACAGCACCATTGCCTGAAACTAGAAAATTTGATAGTAGTTTTGTACCACCTGCAACCATAGATTTTAATCAATTTTTAGAAGCAAAAGATTATAAAAAGAAAAATCAAATAGATGATGCATCCTCTTTTCAAGAGGCTTATGTAAAATTAGAAATGGCTGCAGACTATGAAACTGACCCTGCAAAAAAGGCAGATTTGTCACAAAGAGCAGACAAATATTTACAGAAGCACTTAGAGTCTAAGAAAAAGGATAATGACAGCACAGGTGATAAAAAATCTTTATTTAGTAAAGAAACTATAAGCACTCTCATAAAAAGAAAAAGTGATGATGCCTTAAAAAAGAGTGGATTAATTAAATCTGTAGGTGATGAAATAAAAGTTTTGTTTGATGGAAATGAAGCAGACTTTTTTAATACACAGGATAATGTCATAAAAGCATTAGAGATGAAATACAGAAGTATTAGTCCTGCTGATGAACCTATCTTATTTGATGCTATAAAAGCAGAAAAGTTTAAACAGCTTCAAGAAAGAAAAACGTATAAAGATGAAACACGTGTTAAATATCTTGAGAGTATAGATGACCAAGATGATGATACTTTTAAAAAGTACGTGCCAAAAACAGAGACCACAAGTATAATTGGTAACATAACTAACATACCTGAAAATAGTTCTTTAGCTGTTGAACAATTAAAAAAATTACGTGCATATGCCTATAATAATAGGATAGCTAAGGGAACAGTTTTTGAATATGCTGTTCCTAATATTCCTAATAAAGTACAAAGGTTTATTTGGACAGGAAACAGATTTATAAATTAAGGTATTATAATGGACCAGTCTTTAGATTATTATAAAAGCCTTTTATCTGATACAGAAACAGGCGAAACTCCCCCTATACAACAAAATCAAAATGATGCATCCCTTATCAGCAATGATGATGAGCTTAATTTATTGCTAGAGTCAGAAGGTGAGGATGCAAGTCTTTTTGAAAAGACTACTAGTGGTGACACTAATATAAAAGAAGACCACGAAGTCAAAGCAGAGGTAGAGAAAGATATATCACCTAGTCAAGATGACTTGTATTCTCGTTATCAAGAAAAGTACCCTGAATTATTTGAAAATGGAAAACTTGTAGACTTTGATGCTGCAAAAAATATAGGCATTGTGACAGAGGTGTCAGGTGTTCCCGGAAGTGATGAGGCAGTTGTTAGTGGTCATATTAGCACTAAGTCAGAGGATGCTCCTTTTGGTTTTGCATATAATACAGAAACTGAATCAACTAATATACAGAAAGATAATGCTAGAGAGGCAGAAGATTATAGTAGAGTTAACAAATTAAATGATGAAGAAGATTTATTTGAAGGGCAAACAGAAAAAGAAAAGTATGAAGCTATAGATAAAATTGTAGAGGAGATGCCTGAAAAGAATAAAGATGGTAGTATAAGTTTAACTAAAAAGTTCTTTGAGATGACAGGTCCTACAGGTTTTGAATTGTTATTATCTATAGGTAAGGGATTAAATTACACAGGAGCAGCTTATCAAGATGCAATAGAAAAGATTGCTAAAGAAACTCAAGAGGCTATGCCTGATGTATATAATACAGTTACTGCTAGTGCTAATAAAGCAAGAGGCTTGGCTTATAAACCTATAGACCCCAAGACTTTAGCAAAAGAAGTAGGCAAAGGCACTATGGCTTTCTTAGAGTTTTCTGAAGTTCTACCTATATTAGGACAAACGCAACAACTATTTTATAGTATACCTAAAGCTAATCAAAGAATAGCTAATCAACTAGCTAAGAAAGCAGAGAAGAATAAAAAGAAGGCAGAAAAGGCTTGGAATAGAACTCTTAATGTAAGTAAAATGAAAGCTGCTACTGCTGAAGAATTACTTAAAAAGAAAGATGAAGCTAAAAAAGTAGCTGAAGGTAACAAAGATATAGCCAATGAACTGATTGATGCCTTTGAAAAAAATGCAGGTACAACTATATCCAAAACAGACAGTAAAGGTAATAAAACACTTGACTATAAATTAGCAAGAGAGGCAGGAAATAAGAGAGCCATTGAACTTGTTAAAGGTAAAAAAGATAGAAAGAAAATGACCCTTGCTGAAAAGGTAAAGGTTGAAGCAACAGGAGCAACAGATGTAGACGAAAGCTCTATTCTCTTTGGACAAGGTGATACTTTATTTGAACCCATACTTAAACCTGAAAAATTTGATGGTATAGTAGCTGTTGCCTCTGACTTCAAAAAAATGTTTCCTACTGCTTTTAATAATAATAAACCTATCATTGATAATTTATTAGACTTAACAGTTAAAAAAGATTTAGTAGCTACTGATAAGTTATACACTATGTTAAATAAGTACGATATATCTTTTGAAGAGTATATCTTAACTGTAGCAGGTTCAGGTTCTAAAGCAGGTAAAGTTTTACAACAGTTATCTAAAATAAAAAGAGCTAGACCTGTAAATGAAAAAGTTGCAATGCAACAAAAAGCAACTATAGAAGCACAAGGTAGTATTAGAGATTTTATACAAAGAGTTGAGAACATTAGAAGAGGTGGTTTAGTATCACAAATAGCTACTGCAGCACGTAACTTAACATCCTCTACTATAAGAGCACCTCTTGAGAGTCTAGGAAATGTTATTGACTCTACTCTGTATCAGATAGGTAAAGGTAATTATCTAGAAGCAGTCAAAGGTGTATCTCCTCTACGTGTTAAAATGCCTGATGTAGCTAAGATAGGAGATAAATCTTTCTTTGATGCTATTGGAGATGCTTCACCTATTGGTTTTACTAATAATTGGAAAGACAGTTTTGCAAACATGAGGTATATGTTTGACAACCCTAAAGAAACAAAAGAAGTAGTTGATTTTATATTAGAAAGACCTGAATTATCAGGTCAGTTTGACTTATTGTTTAATAACATAAACGAGATTATGATAGCCACAGGTCGTGGTAAGGGTGGTGCTATAGATAAACTACTAACTGAAGGTGAAGATGCTGTCATGGCTCTTAATATACCTAACAGATGGCAGGAATTTTTAGTTAGACGTGGTGCATTTTTAGGTGAATTAGATAGACTTACTAAAAGAGAATATGGTATAGACTTATTTGAGACACTAAGAGATGGTAAGATAAGAGACTTATTAAATGATGCAGGTAATGTTAAACCTGCAGATGCTCGTTCTTTTATAGATTTAGTTACTGATTCTACACAAAAAGCTCTTAATATAACTTATGCAAAGCAACCTGACATGCCTATATTTAGAAGTATAAGTTCTTTTATAGTTAGAAATGGATTGACAGTAGCTTTACCTTTCCCAAGGTTTATGTTCAATAGTATGGAACTCATGGGTCAGTACATGGGTGGTGCATCTATTCCTTTATCTAGAAAATTAACAAGCATACTTAAACCTAGTATGAGAGGAGCATTAACTCCAAAAGAAAGAGAGCAAATATCAAGAAACTTAATAGGTGTAGCTACCATGTTTGGTGCATATCAATATAGAAACTCTGAAGAAGCTCCACCTGACTACAAGAAACTAAAAGTTAGTGACGGAACTGAAATGGATACAACTCCACAGTTTCCTGTGAGACAATTTTTATATCTAGGGGAGTCTGCTAAAAGACTTATGGATGGTACACTATCTACATTCTTTGATGGTAAAGAGTTTTTAGAAACATTCTTAGGAACTAATCTAAGAGTTGGTGTAGGTCAAAGTATATTCCAAGACATAGCTAATATTATAGACTCTGTTGACATTACAGACAGTGAGAAGGCAGGTAAGGCTTTATTAGGACCTGTTGGTAACTATCTATCTAGTTGGTTTGTGCCATTTAATCAAATAACTGACACACAAAGAGCATTAGGTTTTAGGGGTACAGAGTATAAAGACTTTAGAGAAGACCCTGTGTTTGAAGATTTCTATGCATCAGGAGAGAAGGCATTAAAGAAGCCATTTAAACAGAGAGCATTAGGTGTATCTGCTGAAGAAGAAGAAAAAGCACCTAAAAAAGAGTTTGTTTTCACAGACAAAAAAGAAAGAGTTCTTCCTATGTACAAAGTATTGTTAGGTTTAAATCTAACAAACGAGGATAGTGAAGCAGGTAAATATTTAATGAGGTATGGGTATACCGACTTTAAGTTTGGTAGTAGGTCAGGTGTTCCTAGTGTACAGAGAGCAGAGAATAGAATAATTAGAGAGTATATACCTGAAGTAGCTAGAGTTGCAGAACTTGTAATTGAAAAACAAGCATTAAAAGATTATAGAAAAGCAAGTCAGGCTACTAAAGATAAGTTTACAGAACGTAAGTTTGTTGTGACAGCAGTAAGAAACTTTGTAGATAGAAGAATGGAGAAGTTTAAAAGGAAGATAGCCTCTGACGGACTAGGTAAAAAGCAAAGCACCGAATATGCAAGACAGCTACTATCTTTTAGAAGATTACCTAAAAGTTTGCGAGATGAATCTATAAGACAATACTATGTTGAGGAAGGAAAAGCACCTGAATTGGACAAAGAAAAGCATATAGCTTTGTTAGTTAAAATAGGGCAAAAACTAAGAGAGAAAATGTAGTTTAACGATTGTCACCTGAACCTGCTAATGTTCCTCTTGTCTTTCTATCATTAAGTTTATACAAATTATCTTCCATAATCTTACCTAGATTTACATTCAACTCATTCGCTAACATGGCACAGTACCAAAGAACATCTCCTATTTCAGAGGCTATGTTTGATTCTGTACCATCACGTATTTGTTTCTTTACTTTCCCTGCTACCTCTCCTGCCTCACTCACAAGTCCAAGAGATAGGTAAGCTATGGCATCTTTCTTAGGATAGATAGCTGTAGTCTTACACTTCTCTTGGTATTCGTGTGCAGTTATGAGACTTTTATTGTGAGACTGCATGAACCTCTTGGCTTCTTCTTCTAGCTTCATCACGTTTTACTTTCTCTAACTGTCTGAAGTAGGCAAAGTTATATCCTCTTTGCCACTCCCTATGTTGCATAGTGTTAGGACTATATGGACTCTCTGTACATATAATCTTAGCACTCTTCTTAACAACATTACGTATATACTGCTTACCTTTGAAAGCATTTACCCCACGTTCAAACTGAATGCGAAGTGGTGCATCATACTTACTTAGACTTGGATTCCTTTTTTTCTTCTGTCTCATTAGATTGTTTCCTTTCTAAATATTTAATTATCATTGATAGTCTGTCATCATACTTACCAATCTCTGCAATCTCTTTATCTATAGATGCTAAGATATCAGAGTGTTCTCCTATTCCCACAGACTTGTTTAAGTATATCTCCACGTTAGCTATGTGCTTATTTATTAAGCCTACGTAGTAAGACTTAGATGCGTTTAATATCATATCTCTCATTAATTTTCTCCTTTAAATGTTTTTAAAACGTCAGATGAAAATAACTTATCAAGTTTTAGTAAGTACATTCTTGATGCATTATGGTCTCCACCTGATACACTTCTCTTGTAATCTAATCCACTGATTAGCTTCTTGAGATTCTCCACACTAAATACAAGTGTACAAAATACATCTTTACCTATACATAAATTATGAAACCAATAGTCTGCTTCTGTTGCATTAATACCACTAGGCTTACCATATGATTCATATTCTATAGCTATATTACCTGTCTTCTGCCACTTGTCTCTTTCACTTTTTACTTCTATCTTTTTATCTTGTAACATGTCTGCTACAAATTGTTCCCTTACTTTACCATATTCTAGGTCTATGTCAAACTTTTTTCTGTCTTCTTTACTTGGTGCTAGGTTTTCCATGAGCAACTCCTTTCGCTTTGGGTTTAAGATGTAATAGTTCCCTTATGTGTAGCTTCCTACCCTTGAAGAAAACGATTAAGTTTATTGTCGTATTTATACTGATGGCAATGAGTAACCACCACTGCCACCATAGTATCTCTGTACCTTCTATCATTAACTAGCCTGTATGTCAACCATTTCACACGCATCAGCAGTACATGCTAGTTCTTTACTGCCACTTGTAGTATCTTCTTTCTCAAAGTCTGCTAACTTAGACCAATCAATAGAGTCAGGCATTTCATGCGATAGTGCATAGTATTTTGCTTCATCTATATCCTGATAAGGTGCTTGAGCATATGTATGGTCACTAAAAGGCAAGAAGGATATGCCTGATACTTCATCAAAGTTTTTATACACCCATGCTCCTACTTCCATCCACTCATCTTCTTTAACAGATATAGTGACAGATGGTTTGTGTTCACACCAATGCCTTTGAAACACAAGCCAATACTCTAACTGTTCAATAGCTGTCATCTCTGTCCTAGTGATAGCACCTGAAGGTGACTTCATAGGAAAGCTAAAGACAGTTGTGCTGTCAGGCTTCATAACATCAGGCTCACTAGGTATGCCACTCTCTTTCATAAACTGTGTGATAGGGTCTTTGTTATCTCCACGTACAGTTCTTATGTAATAAGGATTATGTCTAGCATGAATACCTGATGCACTGTCAACTAGTTGTGATACTGTACCACTAGGTTTGACACATGTTATAGCAGTTGATTGAGGTATGCCTAAATCTTTAGCAAACTTCTTATTAGTTTCTACTGCCACTGTTTTTAATATCTCTAAATTAGATTCTATATTACTATTGTCAGGTGATAGTACAGGACAATCAAGTATACCTGTCAAAGATACACCTAATAATCTTTCTTCTTCTGTATTATCTTTCCATATTTTACGTAAATATTTAAAGTCAGTAAGTGTAGATTGAAACGTACCTAAAATAGTAGCCATACGTACTTTCTGTTCTAGAGATAATATATCATCTGTTTCACGTGCAACAACCTCTGTAAGATTACAGAACTGATAAGGTCTAAGTATAATCTCACTACAGGGATTACAACCAAAGTAATGATTACTATCTCTTCTACCATTCTCTGATGCTTTTACCTTGGCTGCTTTACGATTAAAGATACCACGTTCTCCTGATTTAGATTCGTATAAAGATGTCCACTCTCGCATGAATGTACCCATTTCAGGCTTACCTTTGAATGCTACAGAGTTATTAGCTAATGCTCTCTGTCCTTCATTCTCCCACCATTGACCTGACTTAGCATGTCTCATTTGGTCATCCCCTAAATTAGACAATGATATAAGAGCAGAACGTCTAACACCACCAACAACTACAACCTCACCTATCTTGCACATTAAATCATGGCACTCAATAGGATATAGTCTTCTGCCTTTAGCACCCTCAAACTTTTGTATACAGAACTTAAATAAGTCAACTAATGGAGCAGGTCCTGATGCTCTACCACCAAAAGTTTTTAGTCTAGCACCTGCAGGTCGTACCTCTGATACATCCCATGTAGGTATTTGTCCTGCATACAACATAGCAATCAACTCACGTAAGGCTTTAGACCATCCGGGTCTGCTATCTCCTACCTTTATTATAGTAGATGATTTCTCAAAGTGTTCATTAACAATAGGTAATTTATCTACATTCTCTCTTTCAACAGAGAACCCTACACCTGTACCACACATAAGTATATACATACATTCATCAAAGCTACGTGGACTATCAACAGGTATGTAGCTACAGTTATATCCTGCTACGTGACATCTATCTAATGCTACACCTGCAGTCATCAATGCTCTCATACTAGGCATAACACCAAGAGACATTATTGATTCACTTATCTTTTCTTTTAATGCTTTCGTTACTATATAATTATGCTTAGTCTTCAGATGATTACTCATGTAATCAAAGTATCTATCCACAGTTTCAACCCAAGTCTCTCTGCGTTGCTCATCCTCTTTCCATCTTGCATATCTAGAAAGAGCAATAAAATTCTGATAATCAGTCGGTAAATAGTTTCTCATTTAGGTCTCCTCTGTTACTATTTTTATACTCTTAACTTTCACTCCTTCTATCTCGTGAAAAGTCTCATTGATGTAGTCTTCCATTTCTTCATCTACTCTGCCATCAGCAGGTACTGCGTATTCTTCTGCATCTATGTGCAGTGTCATCATGATTTTAACTCTCATTGCTTTCAACCACGTTAACTAACTCTTCGAGATACCATTGTGCTTTCTTCAAATCTTCTACACCATTCTTGTACCTGTATCTCCATAGGTACTTCATAATATTTCCTTGTAGGTAGTATTCAAACCCACCATCTGTCATAGCCTTGATAGCTTCTATTGTTTCTATACCTGCCTTATTATAATGAGGTGGGTGGTTGACCATATCAAGATTATCAGACTGTTGCATTGCTTGTTTCTCTTTCATTCTCATATACTCCATGTGTCTTAGCATTCTTTATGCCTCTGGTTTAAAATTTACGTGTATTATATTATTAACACGTTCTCTAGTCTTAGTCAACCTTTCAATGCCATCAATCATGTCATCATGTGATAAATATTTATCAGCTAATCTTTCTGTTTCATCTCTAAATATTTTATTCTCTTCCATCAAGGGAACAGAGGCACATATTTGCTTTTC